CGTGGTAACCCCAATAGTTTGACATTTTCTATATCTACTCCTATGCTAGTTTGTTGAAGTCGGAAGGCACATTGGTGTCATAGGTCCACTCGCACCAGTTATTGAAGAATTTACTGGTGGCATTCATATCAAATTTCGGAAGAGTGATCATTGTTTTCAATTCTTCTGGATCAGTAGCATTCATAGTCACGACATCATATTCGCATCGCCCAAATGTAATTACCGGCTTGAGATGCAAAAGCGTCTCTATGCCGGTTCCGGAATTGACAACAACCACGACTTTAGATTTAGGAATAATCTCATGAATAGAAACATTATCAAGCCACGTCGCGATTGCATATTTAGCACAAATTGCCTTGAGGGTTGCCATTGATGCAGGATTAACTGGATGACCCTTAACAATAAGAGGCATACTCATGGATTGACAAACTTTCGCAGTCATCTCCAACGCAGCTTCAACTGTGAAATTCGAATGGTATTTAATAGTCTCATCGTGGGGAATCTGACAGGGAAAAAAAACAAAAGTTTTCGGAAATGTTATGCCTCTAATAGCTGGCTGTTCGAACTTGGAACCATTTCTTTTAGAATACTCCTGAAGTTCATCGAAATAATGATTCTTGTTTGGACTTTTTGTGATAAATTCTGTCGCTGGATATATTGATGATCCCCCAGCAAACCCCATAGAGTCGACGTAGAAGCGCCATGGAAACACCGACTGCATATAATAACGAGCATCAATCCCTTCGCTGATTGGGAATCTCGGGCGCTCCTTATGAGGAATATATGCGATATCTGGCTTGATCTCCTCGACCATATCTGGAGTGAACTGCCACAAAGGAAGTTCTAGAATAGAAACCTTATCGCCACGACGATAATGTTCTTGCGCAACATTCTCAACCAACTTTGCCCAATGTTCTCGGATCGGAGGATAGGATCCTCGCTCCTTTGGGACAGGTCCTTCTTTGAACGTGCAATCAAGTCGAGGATAAAGGATCAAAACCACTTTCATGTTACACCACAGCCTTATCAAACATTTTAGTGAATTCGTTCTTCTTATAAACATAAGTTAGATTGTCGTGTTTCCTAAGACCTTTTCCAGTCCAGATAGTTGTTTTTGGAAGAAACTCCCAATCCAAAAAATCTTTTGTGTATTTATGTACAGCCAAATGATCTTTATGCTTTTCGTATGCCTTAGATAGTGCAACTTGATCCAGGAACCAAACAAGCGGATTTTCCATAATAGTTGTTGCAACTTCTTGAGCAAAATATAACATCTTCTCAGAATAATATACTGCTCCTGCTGCTACTTTAGTTCCTTCGGATTCCCACCCGACCGTTCCCGGAAGAGAATTTCTAAGAAATATCCCAAGATCTGTATTAGGTGGATCAACGCGAAACATAAAGACGCAATCAATATCAGTAATAAAAAGGGAATTGCAACCAAAATGTAACAAGCGTTCAGCAACAAGAAATCGAGAACACGCGTAATACGTTCGAATTTCTTCATTCGACAATTTCCTAATATTGAACTTGCTTGTGGTAAATGTTATATTTTGCGTTTCGTTGATTCGTAATTTCTCAAACGCATTCTTAAAATATCTTTCTATCTTACTGAAATGATAGTTTGGTGACGGATTGACAGTGTGGATATGACAGCTGTTTCCCGCTTTGGCTACAGATGCCGTAAATGCCGGTCCATGATCTCTAAGATATGTCATATCACAAGAGGTCATGGCAACAAAGGTGTTTGGTATGCTTCCAGAAATATTCACTGTATTTTTTCCGACACGCTACAGGTTTACCTCCCTATAATATTATATATGATCTGGTCGCTTGGTGCACTGCTTTGGAGATATCCATTGCTGAACGCATCATCTCGTGCCCTATAGAACTCTGCCACAACGTCCTTTCGTGGATGCTCTTTTGAAACACCAGTAAACCACGCTGGTTTCCATGGCTGAGTCGCCATATTTGTGAAATGAAGTTGCCACATCTCCTCTATCTTGTATCCTTCTCCGTCGAGAACATTCCAACGAGAATCTAGGGAATGGACACGAGAAAAATCTCCGCTGAATTTAGTAATAAGTCGACGATGAAGTGAGTCCACATTCTTCATTCTGGCTATTGGCATATTAACATAATTGCTCATCATCTTACAGTCAATAAGCGTCACACAAAACTCATGACCACCAAATCTCTGACCCTCGCGAGCTGCAAGTGGCTTGCCGTTCATATCAAGGTCCCAGAGTTCGCCAATGTCGCGATAATTTATCATGTCGCAATCTGTGTAGATTGCTCGCCCTTCAAATCCACAAACCTCTGGGATTGCCCAGCGAAACCCTGAAAATGGAGTAGACCAATGAGTGGTGTTCCATCCACCCCATGGAGAGTTTAGATCATTCGTTTGCCGCATCCATGTAATCTCGAGATTACGTTTGGTATTCTTGCGAAGAGAATTCTCGTATGCAGCTTCTATTTCGCAGTCTTCGCCGTTCGCAGAAGATCCTATAAACAGGCGAATGGTATCATTCATTCGTCGTTTCTCCGATAGAACATTCCAGTATTTTGCATGAATGGCTTTTGCATAGAGGACTTCTTCCGAATCATTACTGTTGCATCCGGATCGAAGGTGAATCCATAATCACTGAACATCTTCTGCCAGTATTCTTGAGGCTGGCAGTTAACGTGATTGTGTCCTCTTGTCGATACGCTGCTGGTGGCGACGACATACTTGCAGAGGCGAAATGCTTCCATATAGTTTGGAATGTAAGCTTCGCCAACATGCTCTAGAAACTCTACCGACCAACAAAGATCAAACTCTCCATCAATTGGTGCAGGTCCAGTGGTGAAATCATGAACATGAATGAACGGGCGAAGCTCATCATTGTATTCTAGTGTGAAGTCGCCGTCAATGCCGAATGCATTCAAGCCACGTAAGCGACCAATTTCGACCATTCCGCCAGGTCCGCAGCCGACATCAAGCATCGACTTTATGCCGTGAGTTTCTATCAGATAAGTAAGAAGATCGCGATCCGTATGAGTCTTATTCAAATGACCGCCCAGATGCGCCGGCAGGGGTCTTTCTACACGAAGAGAGGTCGGAAACTTTTCTTCCGGCTTTGATGTATTCGGCTTTCCTAAACCACTTACCGTTAATATTGTCATTGATATATCCATCCTCTTCTAAAACATCACGAACAAACTGTTCTCTTATCTCGTAGTAGTTTATATCACCAAGAGTTAAATGTAAGGATAGTATTTGTCTCTTGAAGTTATTTCTACCATGAGTCTTTATCTGTTCCTTTAGGGATTCACTAGATCCATAATAGTTCTTCCAATCGCTCTCGCTTCTAGTTCTTCTTGTGTCTTTTTTCTTTTTTCGTAGAGATGAGAAATACTTGCGACCAATATACCTCTCATTTGTTATAGTGTTCGTGATTATATAAACAAATCCAACAAACTTCTCGATTTGCTCGCTCGTGAATACGATCCCGTCGAACGTCCAGGGATTATCATATTCATTCGTCTTTTCCGAAATCTGTTTCATCGCTATCAGCCTCGAATGGTGTATCATTCTCTACTGATATATATTCGAGTTTCTCGCCGCAAAAACAGCAATGCTGTGGAATCTCAACAGAAGTCGCTTCTGGGTCGTAATCTACGCGAAACGACGAGTCGCAAGATTGACACTCGAACGAGACGCTCGTCGAATCAACAATAGATTCATATCCGTCTAAACCGTCCATATGTGTAGCCGCCATTTAGTTTCTCCTGTAATTTAATTCGTTATTTTTTCTGCATCCTGTAAAATTTGAGTATAATAAGTCGTCAAGTTATCGGCAGAGTCATCGAACGCCTGTTCGCTAGTATAACACTCTTTTGCCGAACTGATAATGTATTGTATTTTAGTTTGCAAATCTAAGATCTTGAAAAACAAACGTAAGGTGTTTAATGCATCATCATCTGCTCGATGTGGTGTACCATCATACCTCATCTTGTAATCTCCCATCGCAGAGCTCAATCCACCAGCTGGTCGTTTTCCTGCAGCAATCCTGCGGAGTACATACCACGACTTCACATCAATCCATCGACGACCGAAGAATGGGAATCGAATGTTTCGATCAATAAATTCTTGCTTCAATTCCGTAGAATCTCCACCACCCCATGTAACAGGATTGACGAATGGTTTGTATTCTCTAATGAGAGCACCAAGTTCCTCAGCCAAAACTTCATGCGTCACTGATTTTGTTAATATATCTTCATCGGTGATACCGGTTAATTTAGTGATGAATGGATAGATTGGTTCATTAGGATTCAAATACCATTTTCTGGTAATGATGTCATTATCTGTATAATGGTCAAACGTGCCGATCGCCACACCAACTTGTATGATTGGTGGATTCGGTGTTGAACCATCCTGAGCATTATTAAGCTCGAGATCAAGCGCAAGATAGTATGCGGTTGCAATCATTGCACATTTCCGCCGTTAAAACGCCCTTCTTTTGCCATAGCCTCGAAGGTATTCCACAGTTGTTTGAACTTGTATTCGTAAACACAGGCTAAACTAGTCATGTCTGCTGTATTGGCACCCTGAGCTTCCATCATTGCAATATCATCGGTAATTTTCCAGCAATCTAATATATTTTGTTCTAAGTCAAATCTATCAGTCATTTTTGGTGCTTTCAAGTCGTTTCATGTTGTGAGAGTATTATACCACTTTATCAGCCTAAAGGCAAGCACTAAATTCACTTATGCTTACATGGATTTAGCTTAACGATATCAAACACAAACAGAACTGGTTTTAGAGTTCACAACTAGTCGCTCCAGCACTACACGCCAAGGTCTGTGAAGATATGGTTGTGTCTGTCTTCTCAAACTCCGATAGCTTAGACCAATCCACCTCCTTTGGCATCTTAGCTTCGAGTTTTTCGTATTCTTCTTTGGTGCAGTCTTGATACGGAGCCTGACGATACGTGTGATCGGTGTATGGCAAGAAAGACACTCCAGACACTTCATCCAGATGATCGTACACCCAAGAACCAACTCTCAGCCATTCTTCTTCTCGCACAGTGATCGTGACGGATGGTTTGTGTTCTGTCCAATGACGCTGATAGAGCAACCAAAGCTCGAGCTGTTCGATTGCAGAACGATCCTTGCGAAACACTGCGTTTTGTGGGGACTTGATTGGAAACGAAAAGATACTGACGTGGTCTGGGCTTCTCTCACAATCCTCAACAGGGAATCCCATCCCAATCATCATCAACGCGAGAGGATCTTTCTTATCAGCACGAACTGTTCGGATATAGTACGGAGAATGGCGATCGTGGATACCAGAGCCGGCATCCACCAACTGACTGACAGTTCCTGATGGTTTCACGCAGGTCGTTGCGCACGAAGCCGGAATTCCGAGATTCTTCGACCATTCTACATTTGTATCTATGACAACATTACGCAGCGTCTCAAGAGTTTCAGCAAGAAGAGAATTACCTCGCTTGCCACTAGTTAGCTCATTGTCCATAATTCCTGTAAGAGACACGCCAAGCAATCGTTCCTCTTCGCAGTTTTCTTTCCACTTCTTGGTAATATATCTGAAGTTAACTAGTGTAGATTGGATTGTACCGAGAATAGAAGCCAGTTTCACCTTTTCGATAAGAGTTTCCACCGTATCGTTTTCGCGAACAACAACCTCGGTTAGATTGCAAAATTCTCTTGGTCGAAGAATGATTTCCGAGCATGGATTACAACCCCAATCGTGATTAGGGTTGCGACGACCGTTCAGCTTTGCGACCTGGCTGCGCGCAGCTGGGCGCGAAAAGATTCCACGCTCACCAGACTTAGATTCATACAGCGACAGCCACTCTTTCATGAAAATGCCAATATCAACCCCACCCTTCACAACATACGAATTATTTGCTAGTGCTCTATGCCCGTGAATTTCCCACCACTGACCAGACTTGGCGACTCGCATGTGATCATCGGATAAATCTGATAGAGAAATGAGTGCAGAACGGCGAACACCACCAACCACAACTATATCGGCAATTTTGCAAACAATATCATGGCACTCAATCGTTGTGAGCCTACGACCTGCAGCAGCCCGAAAGGTTCTTACACAAAACTTAAATAGAGAATCAAGCGGTTCCGGTCCGGATGCGCGACCTCCGAACGTCTTCAGCGGTGATCCAGCTGGTCGGATTTTCGACATATCCCATTTAGGGATCTGGCCAGAATACAAAAGATGAATCAATTCTTTTAACGCCTTTGCCCAACCAAGCTTGCTATCGGCAACTGCAATAGTCGTTTCTGTATCATGAAACTCATCATCGATAATGGGAAGCATACTAGTATACTTCTCTTCAACAGAAAACCCAATGCCTGTTCCATTCATAAGAACATATACAATTTCGTCAAACGCTCGAGGATTGTCAATCGCAATATAGGCGCAGTTGTAGCCAGCCACATTCTCTCGACGCAACGCCTCCCCTGCAGTCATAAGACAACGCATCGACGGCATGACAGCCAGAGAAATAACGGCATCTTCCAGCACTTTGCGAGTTTCATCAGTTAGATCATATTGGTTGACTTCTTTTAGATTCTGAACAAAGAAGTCGAAATAGCGAGCAACGGTTTCTGTCCAAGTCTCTCTTCGATTAAACTCTGGCAACCAACGAGCATATCGAGAAAGGTGAATGAATTGCTGATAAACGGTAGGAAGCTGATTCGAATTCATCTATCTTTCTCCATTCGTCCATGTTGCCATATCGTAGGAAACAACTTTGTGATCTGCAACGCACACGCGACAGCAACTTCTTGATGTTCTTTCTGTGTCCCATTTTCAGATCGTAATTGTATATAGTGTAACCAAGACCGCAATGTTCCGTTCATGTATAATTTACTTTGCATAAGCCCTTCTGGAAGAACAGAACGCGCCACCTCCTTAGCAATACCATTCTTGATAGCCCACGCATATACACTTTTGCTATTATCGATAATAGATTTCTGTTTCTCCTCCCATCTAATTTTCAGACTTTCATCTTCGGTATCGATACTATTTTGCCTATTATTAGGATCTTGCATACGAGCTTCGCGAAATTCAAATTCTAGATCCTTCGTTGGATCCGCATAACGCTGGCTGAACTCTTGAAAGCTAAATGAACGGTGTCGTAGAATCTGACGAGCAATATCCCGCGTTGTTTTAATTTCGATGCACGCAGAAACCATTTCCAGAGGGCTGAAATGCTTATGCTTGAGTAGATATTCAATAAGAGCCCTTGCCGTTTTCGTGTTAAATTGATTATTGGGATTAGATACACGCGCACAATATGCCACAATATCTTGCAAATTTACGATACCTTCTTCAATCAGGTCTTCGCTTGGCGCTGAGTATGAAACTAATCTAGCATACATTTTAAATCCGTTTCCAATCTCTAATAGCAAGTTTCAGTGAAAGCCCAGAATAGGTATTATCAACCAATACAGTCATTATTTCTAGTGTAGACAAACCATTCATCACGGCATCATTTATGTCCTTGTAATTCCAATCTTTATTCCATATCACGATAGAATAACCATTCGCTATCATCCTCTCGATTTTCTGAACGACTTGTTTGTTACGAGGCTGATTATCAAACACTAGAACAACGTTGTCTCGGGGAATGGATCGTATGGCTCTTTCGAAATCGGTGCCGCCTGGAGCAATGGCATTTTCAACAAACATACTATCAATTTGCCCCTCAGTCACATATATCTTTTTGCTCACATCAACGCGATCTAACCCATAAACTAATGGGTCTTGTGTGATTCTCATTGTTATATATCGGAGTTTTGATGGCGTAATCGCGCGACCGGTTATTCCTGTGATATTTCTATTCTTGTCGTGGAACGGAAGAATTAGTCTTGCTTCTTCGGGAAGTCGCCCTTCGTATGCAGAGTTGAGATACTCAAGAGTCTTCATATTTTCGCAATAGTACAGAGAACTCCACCGATTTTTGGGCAGCATTCGTAAATTAGCATATTGAACAGCTGGATTATCCGATGGAAGATCATTCAGGCATGGAAGATTCAGATCTATTCCAGAAGAGATTTCTGGCTCTTCTTCTTTTGGAATGACAAACGGAGTTTGTCCACATCCGCCCTTATCCCGAAACTTATCGAGTTTATATGCTTTATGAATAGAAGGATCGACGAATGAAATTAACTTATCGAGAGAACATGATAAATTACAATTATGGCACTTAAAGAACAGGTGGTCCTTACTCTGATAAACGTACCCTCGAGCCTTGTGGCGATTCTTCTGAGAGTCACCACAAAACACACATCTAAAATTGTAAAGTCTCTCAGCTTTTTTCTTAAAAAGAGAAAGCCTTGGGGAAATCTGAGCTAGATATTTGAAATCAATAAGCAATGACATAATAAAGGTATTATATAGTAATTCCGATCAAAAGTAAAGCACTATTTTGACTTATTTGAATATTTCGATCAAATTCCAGATAATGCTTCCCATCCCAGAGATCAAAATAGACATTGCCGAAATCAAGAAGATTTCCATTCTCGAGATTCTGCTAATAATTCCAGCATATCTCTCGGCACAGATGATTTCGTGATAAGACTGTGCAGCTTCGATGGAAGCAATTCTTTTGACGCTGTCGTCATCGACAGTTTCGTTTTTAATTTTCGATAGTGGCATTTGATTTTTACCAGATTTTCCAGAAAGGAGGTGTGTTATCCACTTCTTTCGGCTTATCTGCTCCCTTTAAAGTTTCTGGCTTGTCGTAATATGCCTTGTATGCGGCAATTACGGATTGTTGCTGTTGGATATATCTACGCAATTCAGCACCACCCATAGACAAACTTTGATAACCATTTGGTGTTAGTGCAAATAGAACAACAATGCCCTTCGACTCAAGTTCTTTGAATCTAACTTCAGCATTGGCTTTCGTGATAACAACCCACTCGAAATCATATTGTTCGGCAGGTTGCGGAACTTGAATCATCAACGAAGGTCTGTCAACCAGAATAGGCTTCTCGATTACCATAGGTGCCGGCGACGCGCAACCTGCTAGCAAAAACAATGCTAGCAAAAACAATGATAATGGTAGCAGAATCTTAATCATTTCACATCACTCTTTGCTTTTATGATATCCTGACAAATTGTATTCTGTTTGTCAGATTCGACAACAGGAGAGCCTGTCGAAATTTCATTGCATCTTAGAGCATAAGCAGTTCCGCGATTAATCTTCGCCTCAATCGCTAACGGATTTTGGGCAGCACCTTCTGCTAGAATCTCAACGCGACGGAACTTCTGCTCAAGTTCTTTCTTTGCTTTCTGAGCTTCGGCGAATTGATCTACCATATTCTTATTAATATTCTGCTGCCGTTCTAGATCCTCGCGAAATGTTTTCATCACCAAATCTTTTGCAACGATAGCATCTGTAAGTTTGCCCTGTACCTCTGCGGCAACCTGAAGCTCCATTTGAAGACTCTGAATGTAAAAATAGCCAGTCGCTCCACCAGCGAGCATCACTCCGCCGAGGATCAGAGGAAGCATCATTGATGCGCCGCCGGAACCAAACAGACCAAGCGCCATCTTAAAAATATTACCCATCAGCAGTTCCACTTTCTAAGCGCGAGAGCCTTACGACTTGGCTTTCCATTTGGTTTCTTCATTGGACCTTCCATGCCACCCATTCTAGCACAGAAAGACTTTCTACGATTGGCAGCTTTGCTACCAGCTTTTAGTTTAGATGGAGGAGTTGTAACCGGCGCTTGTAGATTAGCGCCTTTGGCATTATATGCATCACGACCTTTTTGAGTCAGACCACCAGTAGAAGACTTATGCCCCTTTGCATCAACTGCATATTCTAGCAATTCCTCATCGGTCAACTCGTCAAGCATTTCCCAAACCATTTCTGGATCTAAGTTATGTTCTTCAGCTAAATCAGTGACAAATTCTTCAATAAGATCGAACTGCGCATCAGCAGAATATTCTTCATGTAGATCTGCGTCACATGATCTTTTTGGGCAACTATCTACGTGACGTTTGAACGCTTTAGCATCTTCATGTTTCTTGAATTTAAAAAAGATGCCTTTATCAGACATACCATCATATTCGCCATGGTGTTTCTTTACGCCAGCCATAACATGCTTCTCATCATCAGGATGAGGTTTATCACCATACTTACTACCATCATTAACATGAACTAAATGTTCTTCATGTAGTTCAGTTTCTTCATTCTTTGGTACGCAATCAGGAACCATACGGTTGCCTTTCTTTTTCACACCAACTTGCTTGTATCCACTCCAGCATGCTTCCAGTATTTCTTCATCCATACTTTCGCCATACATTGCACGATACTTTAATGTATGTTTGCTTAGTTTAGTTTTGGCAGTTGCATCTCCAGGCGCTGGTTCATATGCACGTGGGTCTCTGTCGCTTAGTTTATCAGCTTTATTAAAATGTGCAGCACGTGCCTTTGCTGTTGAAGCAGAAAGACCAGCAACATACTTCTTTGCAAGACCAGACTCTTTGTCTTTTGCTACTTTTGGAAGAGCTTCATGAAGATCCTTATCTGCGCCACCATATGTTCCCTTACCCTTAGTAATGTAAGAGTTTACACGAGCCATTCCCCATTGCTGTGGAGTAGTTCCTGGACGATGACCAGAGTTCCATGCAGCAACACCACGACGATATACAGTACGGAGTGTATTGATTGATATGCCCGATTTACTAGCTTTTGCTGCTAATCCTGTGTCAGAAGCTTCGCAAATTGTAGCCGAAAATTCAAGCTGCATTTCTTTTAGATATGTATTGAATTTAATCATTATCATTATCCGTTATGTTTGAAGAATTGAACTCGACCGTCGCGTTCAGTGTAATTTGAATACACCTGCTGTGCCTTTATGCGGTCCAGAAGATGACTTGAATGTTTGAGAAGCGACTGGCATTACCTTACCAGTTTCTTTATGAGTGCCATAAATTGTAGAAGAAATACCACTTCCAGATTTTACATGCAATTTATGAAATTTATTCAAATGTTCATCTGCCATATGACTTGCATTAGAAACATTACTTTCTGTAGTACCATTTTCTTTCGTTTTGCTATGAGCAATTATATGTGGTAAATGCGTCGGAGGAGATACCTGTGAGCGGATATGATTTCTCAATTCTTCGTCGGACTTTTCTGCCATACCTTTATCATGGTCCCTAGCCATTTTTTGTCTAGCATCTAAACTAGATTTCTCTGCTGCATGGGCTCTTATGGCTTGTGGATGTTTTGGCTTAAATGGTTTAGTGCTTTCTGATTCTTTATGGTCTGCCATCTCACGATCTAAATGAGTTTTATCTTCTTTATATTGTTTATGTTTTTGTGCTTGTGATCCACTATAACCTAATTTCTCTGAGTATTTTTCGTGCTCTTTTTGTATA